ACCATTTAGTCGCTCGTGCGTCCGATGTTTCAGGTGGCGCAGAAGGTACACGGTCGTTATTTGACGACAGAGGGAATATAGGCCATCTTCAGGAAAACGTCAACGTGTATGGATGAAAAAAATCAAGAAATCATCGAGAAAGTCTTAGCCTATAAGCTGGAGGAACATCCGACGCTTCCGTTGCCGAATAAGCGGCAAAGGATGGAGATGATCCAGAACATTGGCCCGGAGAAGGTACTCGACTTGTTTCTCATGCGGGAGAACAAGATTAAGGCGGAACTGAACGACCCCATGCGGTATGGCCACGAGCTGCCGCACTGGCCGGATGCAGATAAGCTGCTAGGCCGCTATAATGAGTTGGTCGTCCTTGGTGGAAACAGAAGTGGCAAGACAGAGTACGCCGCCAAGCGTATGGCCCAAGCTTTTATCGGTACTGACCTCAACGGACAAGCGCCTGACTGGGTAAAGGAACGCCACGGTAAGCGTAACATCCGCATCTGGTGCTTGCATACTACCCACATGACCAGCGTCTCTGCCCAGCAGAACGTCTTCTACAAGTACCTGCCGCCAGAGATACGAAACATTAAGCGAACTAATCATACGCAGATTAGCTTTAGCCAGAAGAACGGGTTCAGCGACAATACGGCGGTGTACATGGGTAACCAGATCTGGTTCCTTAACTACGCCCAGGACATTAAGGTCGTCGAAGGTGGCGAGGTAGACTACGTCTGGTGTGATGAACTTGTCCCGCAGAACTGGCTGGAGACACTTCGCTACCGTTTGGTTACTCGGTCCGGCAAACTCATCGTCACCTTTACGCCGGTGCAAGGCTACACCCAGGTTGTTAAGGAGTACATCAACAGCGCCAAGGTTACCGTTAGCCGTAAATCTCCATTATTACCCAATAACAATGTTTTAACGGTCCCCAAGGGTGAGATGCCCTACCAAGCTGAGAACCTTTACGGACGACATGCCTGCATCTGGTATCATACTGAACTTAACCCGTACAACAACTGGGAGCGCATGAAGCAGGAGCTCTCGGGGCGCTCCAGCCACGACATCAAGATCCGCGCTTATGGTTGGGCAGATCAGACGGCTGGCTCCGAATTTCCAATGTTTGGTGACCACAACTTGTGGAAGGGTGACGCTGAAGAGGTCATCCCCGAGGGTAGCAACTACATGGCTATCGATCCGGCTGGGGCGCGTAACTGGTTTATGCTTTGGGCTAGAGTAGATAAGCACGGTATACTATGGGTTTACCGTGAATGGCCCGATCAAAGCTACGGTGAATGGGCCTTGCCAAGTGACAAGCCTGACGGTCGAGCAGGCCCGGCACAGAAGGCCGGCGCAGGCCGTGGGGTAAACGAGTACACCGAGCTTATCTGGAGCCTGGAGACTGCCGGGGACAAGCGTGAGATGATCGTGGACCGTTGGATTGACCCTCGGACCGCTGGAACGGAGACGATCACTAAGGACGGCGGTGTCACCGTGCTTGACCTACTTAGTCAGGCTGATAATCCGCTCATATTTACACCTGCCGCAGCCCTGCCAATTGAAGAGCGAGTACTTTTAATCAATGATCTTTTGTCATGGGACAGAGAAAAACCAATGGAAAAAGGAGTAAACCATCCAAAACTAATGATACACGAGTCTTGCCAGAACTTAATTTATAGTTTAAAGGAATGGACTGGACAAGATGGACAAAAAGGTGCTAGTAAAGATCCAATTGACGCTTTAGGTTATATGGTTGTAATGCAGCCAGCTTACTTTGGCGGCTTAGATTGGGAAAAACAATCTAAACGAATGTCTATGACAGGAAGTTATTAACATGATCTCACCAGTTGACCCTTTAGCTATTGCTTCTGATACGCCTGACATTGGCGAGCTATTGAGCGAGTACAATCGCTCGATGATTAACTCGTCGCAGGGTAACTTGGTGACGAAGTTTGATAACATCCGCTTTTCTCGTTGGGCAGGTCAGACTGATGACGGAAAAAAGCACAGCGACGCTCGTCCAGAAGGCAGCCCGGCTTGGCCCTTTGAAGGTGCGAGCGACGTTCGTAACCGCCTCATCGACTCTTCTTGTAATGAGTTGTCCGCTCTGCTTGTTACGGCCTTCCAGCGTGCAACCATCCGGGCATCCGGCGTTACACTCGACGATGCGCCGGTTAGCGGCATTGCGACGAACCTTTTACACTGGATTCGCGACAACAAGATGCCACAGGAACTTCGTAAAGAAGCTGAGCTTGGGGCGCAGTACGCTTTGCAGTACGGTTGGAGCGCGTTCTTTGTGGGTTGGCAGCAGAACATCAGCAAGCGCACACAGGAGATTACCGCTGACGAACTCTTTCAGATGGCTGCGCAGGCACAGGGATCTGTGTTGGCCGAGCTGCCACAGATGATCTTGGACGCTCCAGATCAAGCTGCTGCGATACTTCAGGCTGCGATACCTGACTTGGACGCCTCGGAAGCCAAGCGCATGGTTAACGAGATGGCGACGACTGGCCGAGCGACGTACGACCAAGAGTACGTCAGCCGCAATCTTCCCGAGATCGTTGCGCTTAAGCCCTGGGACGAGATCATCGTTCCGCCGGAGACGGCTGACTTACAGCGATCACGGGTAATCTACCGTAGGACATGGATGTCTGAGGTTGAGTTACGCGAGAAGATTACCACAGAAGGCTGGAATCCGGACTGGGTTGAGCGTGCGCTTCAGCAGATCGGTAAGAGCAGCACCTTCTACAATATCAACCTGCTCCCAACAACAACCATGTTGGTTTACAACGGCGTAAACTACATGAACATGGTGGAGGTTGTTTATGCTTATACGAAGAGTCTCGACGGAAAAGCGCCTGCCATCTACTACACCGTTTTTTGTCCGCAAGCGGCCTCTAACCGAAAAGAAGACTCAGCCTCATGGGCCATTTATGAGCGGCTTGATTACGCTCATGGCGAATATCCGTTCGTGGAGTTCCGTCGCGAGCAGTTGCGGCGTGCTGTTGTTGATACTCGCGGTATACCCGAGCTGGCTAGCACTGATCAAGACGAAGTCAAAGCCCAGCACGATTCGATCCGGGATCATACTGCCTTCTCGACTCTACCTCCCATCAAAGTCGTCAAACGAATTGGTGCCATCAACAAGGTGGGCCCAGGAGTACAGTTGCCTGTCGTAAGTCCAACGGACTACAGCTTCATGGAGCCGCCTGCGCGTGAACCCACGGTGGCGTTTAACTTGATCAATCGGGTTGAGGCTAATCATGCGGCTTACTTTGGCACGATTAATCCAGCGGTGCCACCAGCCAAAACGCAGATGTTGCAGCAGTTGCTGGTTAATAGCTGGCTACTTAGCTGGCGCAGCATTTACCGGCAGATGTTTGCATTGTGCTGCCAGTACATGAGCCCGGAGGAGATCTTGCGTATCACCGGCGGACAATTGCCACAGAGCATGTCTGAGATACACAACGAGTTCGACCTTAACGTCCGCTTTGACGTGATGGACATGGACAAGGAGTACATCGCGCAGAAGATCGATTTTCTTACCAAGGTTGCACAACTTGACACGGGTGGTGTGCTTAACAGGACGCGCCTCACCGAGATGATGATCCAAGCTATCGCGCCTGAGATGGCAAGCGAGCTTATCGTCAACCAACAGCAAGCTAGTGCGCAGATGTTTAAGGACGTGCAGAGTGATATCGGCATGATGCTATTGGGCAACGAGGCGTTGTACCAAGCTAACGATCCTGCCGCACAAACCAAGTTGCAATACACGCAGCAAGTTATGCAGGCGAACCCGAAAGCGCAGGCTGCGTTGCAACAGGACGAAAACTTCCGTGCGCTATTTGAAAACTATGTCAAGAGTTTACAAATGTCAGTTATGCAGCAGCAAAACGCGCAGATTGGTAGGATTGGTGTAACTCCTGTATCTCAACAATGACGGAAAATCAAAAGGACGCCTTTGGCTTTTCAGGGAAGAACAATACCTGGAGCGAAGTGCTTAAAGTTATCGAGCAGTTGCAAGAACAGCACTGGATGATGGCTATAAGTAAAGACTGCAAAGGAGAAGATAGAATACATTCAGCAGGACAAGCTGATGGCATCAATCTTACTTTGAGCACACTCATTGAATTAAGAAAGCAAGCAAGAGAATTAAATGGCTTGACTAATAACGAAGATTTGGCATAACGCCACTAGCGGGCTAACCAGCGTTACTGGTTTGATTATATAAAGGACTTGCTACCTATTAGCATGAACGAAGCACAATCACAGCCTGACGCCGGGAGTCAGGAGGCAGGAACGACACCCGTTGCATCAAAACTCGGTTTGCTGGATCAGCAAAGTCTTAGTGACTTGCTTAAATCTGGTTTCCTTGACGAGAAGGAGGCGACTCCCGCCAAAGAGGAGCAGGCTGAACCTGAAGTTGACACTGAGGAGCCAATTG